CATATCGTCTGATATGCCTGCGCCAGTTATACCAGCGTCTCTCATATTAGCAGCAGCGTCTTGTGGCTCGCCAGTAAAGAATTCATCATTCTCTTCACGCCATAGTGCTTCATTTTGTTGAATTTCTTCATCAGATAGACCCAAGAACCTTTTTAAAGCAAAGCGATTTGAAATAAATGGCACAGCTTGCATTTGACTAAATGTAGAAATTCTATTATTGTCTAGCTCTGCTAGGTTATAACTTGCAAAGTTTTGTGGAGTTTGTAGTTTTAAATCAAACATTGAAATATCAATGTTAATTCCTTTATGATCTAAGTAAAGTTTAAATTCATTATTAAATACTTCTGTGAGCATACTTTGTAGTCGTTCGCAGTAATTATTAAATCTTAATTCTTGAATGTAGGCTGTGCCAACACGACCGTCATTGTATTGCGAAGCTGAATCGTCTGCACCAGTTGGCAAGTACGAACTTGGAATTCTCAATCCACGTACTAGTTTATTGGTGAAATAGCGTAAATCGTCAATTTCACCAAGGTTGGTTCCGCCTGGTAGTGTTTCAACTTTTGATCCACGACCTTCAGCAGTTTGTGGAAAGAAGTAGTCTTCGTTAATTGACAACGGGTTGTAGCTACTGTCTATGACTGTTTGTCCTCCGCCGGTCTTTGATGGGATTCGTCTTTGATGAATTTCCGTCTTTACACGCTCCACAAACTGCATAGCAAGGTGTGATGGCATGTTGCCCACATCAACGTAGAATACTCTGCGCTCTGGCGCACGTTGCACACGATAGATAATAATTGCATCTTCAAGTAATTCTTTTTGCTTGTATACTTTAAAGATAGTTTCAAGTAAACTATTACCAAATGGATAGTTATTATCTAATCCTTCGTTCATCGAAAGGTGTACAATGTGTTGAGCATCAACTGCAATTTCATTTGAGTCAGTTGAATATCTGTTGCTGTTGTTTGGAGTATTTGGAGATCCGGTCATGTATTTTTGATCAAGTGTTTGATAATTTTGTCCGGCTCCGTTAGCGCCAACGCCGTCGTTAATTGTATTGATTTTGGTAGCACTTAATGCTTCATATGATATATTAATATCTTTGATAATGTACTGTTCTGGACGCTTGCCTTCACTTTCATTAACAATAACTTTGGTTAGGTTTGCAGGATCAACATGAAACCATTTTGAAGTTTGTGGATCTCTAATAAAAAATTGATCGCCATATTTAAACGTATTTCTAATGATTTTGAACATACGTTTTTCAAATTGTTGTAACTTACACCACTGTTTTAAATATTGTGACACAATATTTACTTCAGTGCTAGTAGCAGTTTGATGAAATACAATACTAAACGGTGTACCATTTTGTTTGTTTGGTTGTGTACAAAATTCTCCAAGAATATCAAGGGCAGCATTAACTTCAGAATCAGTATCCATAGTATTATACTGGCCATATCTTTCAATACGGTTTGGTGATCCTACGTATACATCAGGCAAATGACTTGAGTAATTTGCCGCTGCTGGACCTACGCCGCCATTGCTTTTGTTAAAGCTAAAAGGACTATAACTACCTGTTGTATTCTTGCTTGCGGGTACTGGTGTAAAATGTTTTTTCCAACTCATGTGTTAATGCCTCTGTAATAATCAGTTCCTATTCCTGCAACACTTTTAGCGGTTTGACCTTGATACATTGCAATAGTTTGCAACAGTGATACAGCTTGATTCATAGTTGTATTTAACTGTTGTATAGTTCCTCCAGCCCCAGTCTGACTGTTGTATGCTGCTGCTTCTTGTGAATTTAGCACACGTTCGCCTTTGTGAATTTTTGCAGTTAAATCAGCAGGTTCAGTTGTTCTTCCTGTAGCTCTTAGTGTTCCTATATTGCGACCGGCAATCAACTTCTCAATTTTTTCATCGGTATAGAATGTTCCTTCAAAATTTAAAGCATCATTTAGGGCCTGTAAGCCTGAATTCTCAGCGAGTTTATTCATCCATGCCCCGAAACCACCTTGCTTTTCAGCACTTTCATTAACTAATGTTCGTATTAGATCTGTTCTTTCATCAGCTGAAAGACTGTCTGGATTATCTTTAAATTGATCTATAAGTTTTGTTGTATTAGTAGCACTAAGATTAGATCCACCAAATCCGCCAAAGATTTCTTTTATCTGATCTGTCATTGCGTTAGCAATCGCAGTTCCAACTCCTTTAAACTCATCTTTAATGCTTTTAATTGCTTCGCCTAACAATCCGCTGCCGTTGCCGTCGCCGAATATGTTTGTTAGATTATCTGGTATATTGTCTAGTGCAGCAGTAAGTCTATCAATTACACTAACTGCTCCTCCTTCTGGACCAATCATAGAAAGACTAAGACTACCAAAATCAGTCATCATATTGCCTAACTGGGTTGAAATGTTTTCAATCGCAGGACTAAATTTATCTGATGCAGTATCACCTAAATTTTCAAAAGAATCAATTAATCCTTTATCTTTTGTAAGAGTGGTGATTATTGCATCTAGTGCCTGAGTTCGTAGTGCGGTAATCGATTCATCAAACTTCATAAGTGAGGCGGTTACTTTGTCTGTTTGATCACCTTCGTCGCCAGCTTTATCAGCATTTAGTGCCTGCGCATCAGCAAGTTTATATGCTTCGTTAAACAGGTTTGCTATTGCAGTATTGATGCCGCCTGCGCTTTCCATAGCACTTAGCTGTGCATCACCAAAAGTTTTACTCTTGGCATTCAATGTCTTTCCTGCAGACGCTATTCGTTTAAGAAATTCATCTTGGCTAACTTCGCCTCTACCTGCTCGTTGTGCAAAATCAACAAAAGATGGACCAAGCTGATTTGCCAAGGCCTTGCCGGCATCTGTTTGGGCAACACCGTCTACAATGTCTCTAAATCCGTCAGCAAAAGCACCACCAAGTTTTTCGTCAACAAACCCTAAGTTTGATTGAAAATTTGCCAACGCCTCTGTTGAAAGTCTTGACTGCATGTTTCGAACTCTTGCTTCTTGTACTTGTTTCTGTAGAGAGTCTTCAATTTGGTCACGTTGAAGGCCAGTAACCTTTGTAAGTCCTTCAACTGTTTTTGAATATGCTAATGCATTTTGTCGAGTAACAGCATCATTGCGTATATTTTCACCAGTGCGTCTGCGTTCAATTTCAGCATATGATAATAAACTATCATTAATATCGTTAACAGTTAACCCCATTTCAAATAATCGTCTTCCAGGGCCATCGCGAAAATCTTTACTAAATTTTCCAAAAGATTTTGCACCACTGGTTACTGTTCCGCCAAATGCTGCTAAAGATTCTGTGCTATTACTTACAAATTGTTGAAATTGTCCTAGTCGCATTCCGCTTTTTACCGAAGCGTCTAGCATATCAACCAAGCTGTTATTAAATGATGCACCTGCACTGGATAACTCTCTGAGATTATCAATATTAGAATCTAAATACCTAGTTAGATCGACCATTGCATTTGAACCGTCAAAGATTGCTTCTGCAAAATCTCCTAACCGAGCATTACCATACGCAAGTTCTTTTGCAAGGCGACCAACACCTTTAACTGCACCTGCAAGAGGTGCAGTTAATGCTTTTGCTGTGCCTTTTAATGCGTTGCCAATGCCACCACCAGCGTTAGTATTGCTAGCTTCTTGATTATTATTAAGTCCGCTGCCACCGCCTTTGACAGCATCGAGTAGTGCAGCAAGCGTAGCTTCACTAGCTATGCTTGTTTGAGAATTAAAACCATTACCGCCTACATTGTCAATTGTTGTCAATACTTGCACTCCGAATAATATACGTATATAAATACTTTAGATATACATGTATTTATCCGGAGAATGATTTCATGAACGACAATCCATTAGCTAAACATTTTAGACAACCAAAGTTATATATTCAATTTCCTAGCAAAGGTAATTTTTATCCCGATGGCTCGTTAGAAGAAACCGAAACTGGTGATTATCCAATTTTTGCAATGACTGCTAAAGACGAACTTACAATAAAAACACCAGATGCATTACTTAACGGACAAGCAACAGTTAGTGTAATTCAAAGTTGTGTGCCTAATATTAAAAATGCTTGGCATGTTCCAAGTATTGATGTTGATGCTATTTTAATAGCTATTCGTATTGCCACATATGGTGAAAAGATGGATTTAACATTTAATATAGAAGAAATTAACGAAGAACGTACATTTGAAGTTGATTTAAGAACTGTACTGGATCAATTAGTTAGTGAGCCATACGAAAATATGATTAATACAGATACAGTTCGATTTGAAATAGCACCTCTTTCTTATAAGTATTTTACGCAAATAGCAATGAAGTCGTTTGAAGAACAAAGATTATTTGCAGCAGTAAATGATGACAGTCTAACTGACGAAGAAAAATTAGAAAAATTTAACGAAAGTTTTAGTCGTATTACAGATCTAAATATCTTTAATGTTACACGAAGTGTAATAGCTGTACAATTTCCAGGAGAAGATACTGTTACACATGCTGGTCATATAGTAGAATTTTTTAATAATACTGATAAATCAACATACAAAACAGTTATTGAACATCTAGATGCACAAAGAAATAAATTCACAGTAAAACCATTTAAGGTAACGTTACTTCAAGAAGATATTGATCAAGGAGCACCTGAGGAAATATCAATACCTATAACATTTGATCAATCAAATTTTTTCGCATAAGGATCTCAAGATGGTCCCTTGACAAGATTCTTGAAGAGGTTGAGATCCTAGAAGGCCAAAGCAAAGAATTAAAATTTCATCTAACAAAATTATCATGGCACATGCGAGGCGGACTCACTTTAAGCGAAGCATACAATTTATCAATTGAAGATAGAGAAATTATGGCTCAGTTAATAAAAGAAAATTTAGAAACTGCAAATAAAACAGGACAACCTTACTGGTAAGTTATTTTTCATTTTCTTTAATACACTGTTCAAATTCGTGTAAACGTTTCCATATACTGATTAATTCAACAATTGTTGCCCACGACTTTACCACATATTGTAAACTGCTTTCAACTCTACCAAATGCTCTAATAGTTTGTTGCAGCGCACCTAATGTAATAGTTCCAGCAAGTATAGTTGGTCCAAGTGCAAGGTATGGCACTAACACCATACCTTGAAAATAACTGTAACGTACCATATTAAAATAGGCATAATGAAAATATGATTTAAAATGTATATCTCTTACCCAATCAAATAATTCAGCGAGAGTTTTTGGTTGTCCTGCTTTTGGATCGTCTTCAGCATGGACCAATACCTTTCGATACCCTGCTTCTCTTTTTTGAATATCATATTCAATGCCTGGTAATTTAATTCCAACTGCGGCAAGTAACAATGTACCTCCTAATGCTGTTGCTATTGCAACCCACATAAGAGAATTTGAAACTTCTCCTAGTATAGGTAAATGTGTAACTGCTGCTGATAGTCCAATTAAAATAGGAATAAAGGCAATTAATGTCATAATTGCTTCCATTAATCCAACACCCAAGTCTTCCATTATTCTAGCAAACTTAATAGTATCTTCTTGTATACGTTGCGATGATCCTTCAATAGTTCTTGCAAATCGAAGTTTATCATGATAAAATTCAACCATACTGGTTCTCCAACGGAATATCCAATGCGAAACAAAATATTTTGTTACAACTGCTACTATAATAAATTTTGCTGCTAACCATCCAAAACTAGCTAGTGATCCATAAAACTCACTAGCACTTAGAGATCCAGGTTCAGCTAGGGCCTGTTGTAAGTTATCATAGAAACTTCCAAACCATTCATTAATTGCTACATCAATTTGCACTTGGTACCATGTAGAAAATAAAATTACAAGTGTTCCAATTATAGACCAATGCATCCATTGTCGTTGTATAAAGAACTTAAACATATTAGACTCCTATTGTTTTATAAAATCTTTTGAAGATAGTCCGCTTTGTTCGGCCATAAATAACCCCATAAACCCTGATCCATTTGGTTCAAATTCACCTGTTTGGGTAAATCCATTACGTTGGCTATTTTTAGCTTTTTCTAATTTTTTAGCAGTTTCTCGGTCATATGGTATTTGATGTAATCTATTACCAATATCATTATACGTCCAAATAAAAATAGTTTTTTCTTCATCTACTAACATTATTTCATGATGTACATATTTCCAACTACCTTCTGGATATTTTTTAACCGGAGCACCTGCCATAATAACCAACAGGTATATTAAGAAGATTAAAAAAACTGCATACGAAGGCAGAGATAATAATTTTAATAAAAATGGTGCTGTTGAATGATATACTAATATTGCTAAAAAAATACATAAAGATATTGCTAATGCTATTACAATCTCAATCATGGTGCAGCTTCTCCAGAGTGTTGGCGTAATGTCCCGCCTTTTGGTGATGGTCTAATCTTTACATTAATATCGTCATTTAAATCATAAATTTCGCCCTTTTCGTTAACCATAAAAGAAAAAACAGATTTCTCTTCTTTGAGTTTTACTGAAACTTGTTTTGATAGAACTAAACTATAAGGTTCAAGATCCATTAAATCAATTGTAACTGGTGTAGGGTATTCTTCTTCGTCGTTTTCAATTGTTGTATTATAATTGTGTACTGAAACAAAATATTCTCCAGGAACAATTGCATTTATACTAATTGTTTCTAAATTTCTTTCTACAATTTGTTCAACACCATTTATTACAAAAATATCATTGGTGTTTCCAAGATCATCTCTTTCAAGAATAATAAATGCACCATCCTTTTGTGGAAATCCAACTATAGTTTTATTTGGACCTTCAATCCAAATATCTAAATCAATTCCTGAAGTGTCTAACCATGACATTGTAATTAAAAATTCAGAACGAGGATCAATCTTACCTTCTTCGGCAACAGGATTTATAAGTAAAAATGCAATAAGAAGTAAACTAGTAAATCCAATGAGGAGATTAAATAGTAAATCAATAAATGCTATATTTGAACTATATCTCCTCATTTGAATTTTCTAACATAACTAATTGAAATTTTAAAATAATTGAAGATATTAACCCAATTAACGAAGTCATTAATGCAATGCCCATTCCAGAAGCAAGAGTTCCAATTACTTCTTTCATTGCTTGTGCTGATGTAGTATCAATGTTTGTAAATGTGGTTGTAAGTACAATAAGAAATCCAATTAATGTTCCTACCATACCAATTGACATTACTACATCAGAACAAAACCATAATAGATCATTGTTGTTATTTAAAAATTGGGCATCATACTCTGAAGTGAATTGATTTTGCCAACCTAAATAACCAATTCTAGTAGTACATAGTAAAAATATAATTCCAATAATTGCAGTAATTCGTGTTGGATCATTTGTGTATACAAAATTTAAAATATCAAATTGATATTGGGCATAAGAAATTGCTAATGCAATAATAACAATTGATGTCCACCATTTCCAGAAAGGCATATTATTCTCCGTTTTTCTACAGTTATATATGAAAAATATTTCTCAGTAATCAGTAAAGAGAATTTATAAAATTTTACTTAGGGACAACCTTCATACCAAGTTTGTCAGCTTTAGCACTCAACGCCTTGATTGCTTTATCATTAGCTGATGTTGCTGCTGGAGCAGCACCTGGAGTTGCTGCTGGAGTTTTGTTAGCACCAAATCGCCCTTTTGTTTGACTTACTCCACGATTTTTATAACCCATTTGTACTGCTGCAAGTATTGCTAGATCAATTTCTTTTGGAGTAAGAGGCTGATTAGATTGGTCTGCAGGATTACCTAGCTCTTGATTAATAGCTTTTTTAGCAGGCTGTGCAGTTGCATTATTAATCCACATAGCGCCTGCCCAAACATACTCAGCACCATCACTTGCTGTAGCTAGTTGGCCAGCACCTTTTGCAATTTTAATTTTTGGATTTACAGCTTCAGCATACATGCTGTTTGGTAAAGGAATATTTGCTGCTACATTAGCCGAAGCTCGTGCGCCTGTGGCTACTTTTCCAGCAGCCTTGCCAAGAGCTTTACTAGCTTTTCCAATAGCATTTTGAGTATCACTTGATTTTTTCTTTGCATCAGCAATTGCTTTTTCGGCTACACCACCGTAACCTTTTTGATCTAGGAAATTTTCTAAATCATCAATTGTTATTTGTTTTAGACCACTGCCAGACATCCATGCTTTAAGTTCTTTTGCCATTTTATTTGCTTCAGCAGATACAGCATCACTAGCTGCTGCTGCACCAGATCCTATATAAGCACCAATTTTTTGCAATCCACGTTTTACCATACCTACAGGTTTTTCACTCAGATTTTTATCTTCAACAACAATCTCATAAACTTTCATTTTGATTAATCCTTATCAGTTATATTATTTATGATTAATGTATGAGCAAGCTCATACAAGTTTTCGCTATCGCTCAAACTATATCACTTCGTTTTATTAAATGATTAGGACAATATTACGTAGTAATATTGTAATTACTTCATGTAGATTGTTTGGTCAGACGGAACCATGCAACAGGCTCCGTCTCTCGAAAACTTCATGTGAGTTTTATTAGTCGAGACTTGGAAATAGGTATTTGACTTTGCTACTGGGCTCTAACCTTACCCAACCTACGTCGATATCATACGCTACACCGTAAATTATTAAAATTTACGCTATACCGTATTATCCCCCGCCTCGTTCCTAGTGCTAAGGGGTTTTTGTAGCATACAGCCTGTTGGACTTAACCACTCCACCGGCAACGAGCATTATCTCGGCTGGATTTTGGTTTTTAAATTGGGTCCTGATGTGCCTTTAAATTTTCTCTAAGGATACTAGATCCGCCTACACGAACGTTTATTATACCGTTATAATACTCGTCTGTTTCTAAAACTCGCCTTTCAAATTGTTCTCTTGCCTCTAAGTAAGACATTTCGCCTCTACTTTTACAAAAATATAGTATTTCTCTTGTAAAATTATCTTTGCCTAATTTTTTTACGTCTGCATTAAGTCTATCTGAACTTCCCCAGTAGTCTTTCCAGTCGCTTTCCTTAGTGCCGCGCCTTTTATTTTTTTTGCCTTTAAGTGGTGGCTTGGTAGTTTTGAATTTTGCTAGTTTTTTGCCTATGTACTTACAATTAGTTGTTTTATTTGTAATAAGATAAACAAACCCTTCATACTCGTCTGGTATTTCTGTAATTTGTTTACCTTTATATGTCCATTGCATCAAGTAGTTATATTATTCTTTTTTTTTTGATCCTTAATTTGACGAGCAACATCAGGTTTGTTATTAATTCTGCCGTCAGGTATACGATATTGTATGTAATGCTCACTAATCACGTTTCTCTGTATATGTGCAAGTTTTTTTAACTTGGATAACAGCTTTCGACATTGTATTTTTCGAGGAACAGTAGGCTTACGAAGAAATTCTTCATAAGACTTGAAATATTCCAAGTAAGTTTGTAAAAATTCTTCTTGAACATCATTTTTCATGATTCAACTATATCCACGTCATTTGAATAGGAAGTAAATCCGTTTTCTTTAATTACTTTTAAAATGGTATTTACTCTTCCAATTAGTTCGTCTTTGTGTGATATTAAGAAAATATTTTTTAACCTTGTTCTTGACATCTTCTTTAGTACAGCTACACTATTTTCAACACCAGATGCATCCATACCACTATCAATCAGTTCGTCAATAAACATTAAATTAATTCCTTGGTATAAACTTTCCCATACATCTCTAAATGCAAAGCTTAATCCAAGTATTAGTCTATTTCTTTCACCTCTACTTAAATTGTCAAAGTCTAGATCTTGACCAAGTTGTGTAATTTCAACACTTAGGTCATTTAAAAATACAACTTGATGTGGTAATCCTAACTTATCAAGATAATATGTAAGTCTATTATTAAGATACATTAGATTTTGATCAATAATTTTTTTTCTTATAAACGAATCTTTATTTGTAAGTAATTTTAACAAAAATTCCTGATGCTCCTTGATAGAATTACAATCATTTACTATATTCCAATTAATTTCTTGAATAGCAGTACTATTTAAATCATTAATTTGTGCTTGATACGGATCATCTTCGTCTTGTTTAGTTAACAAAGTTTGTTTTAAGTTGTCAACGTTGTTTCGATGTTCATATGCTTCTTTAGCAGTATCATAAAACGTAGTAGGTCTACCATTAATATCGCCGATTTTTGCAAGTGATGCAATTACTTCAGAACACTTTGTATTAATTTCTTGAGCATAAGCATTGGAATCGGCTAATTCTTTAGCCTTACTTGCTTCAATTTCGTCTTTTTTATCTTTATGCAGCTCTTGACCGCACGTATAACATGTTGCATCTTTTAAATCTGCAATATCTTTTGTTAATTTTACTACAGACTTATTAGCACGAACTAATGCTGGCTCAAGCGTACTTAATTCTTTTTTCAAAGAAAGAATAGTGTTATTATGTTCATTCCATGCAACTAACTTTTCGTGTGCTTCTAATTCTGCATCAATATCAACTTTTTCAAGATCAATTATGCCGTT